ATATTGTAAAATAGCCGAAAATCGCCTTAAACAAAAACCATTAATTTAACTAACCAAACCATAACATCGCACTAATAAATATATGAAACAAAAATTAGAAAACGCAATTGAATATGCCGAAGAAATGTTAAAAGAATATAAAATGATAGGAAATGATGGAGTATTTGGTGCTATAACCATTGAAAGAGAATTAGAACACGCACGGAAAGTTCTAAAAACTTTTGATAAGAGAAGTGAAATTGAGGTTAAAGAAATTATTAAATCTCTAAATGATATTAGTTAACAAAATGAATTACACAATAACACTAATAATAAATAATAAAGAAAGGATAAAACTATGTTTCTAACAAAAAACAAATTATTAAAGAAAAAAAAGCAGTTGACAGCCGGGCTTATTATTGACGCAGAAATTGAAGTCGAGGTTAATTGGATCTTAATCAAAGAAGCCGAGAAAGAAATTAAAAATAATATAGATAAGATTGAAAAAATCTTAGAAGAAATTAAGGAGGAAAAAGCTAAAACTCCTTGTGCTATGGAGGAAATCAAAAAGTTAAATGCCGAGGCAGTTAGGATTGGATATACTGGAAAGAAAACAAAAGACGGAAAAGAAAAATACGAGGGTGCTTTAGCTTTCTTAGATAATAAGAGAGCAAGTATTTATTCAGGTATTGAAATGTCGGTTGGAAAAAGAGAACAAGCAAAACTTCAATTACGAGGTATCAATCGATTGATTAATAAAGGTTATCATAAAGATTTTAACAAGTTTATTAATGAGGAATTATGAATATAATACCATACTCAAAAAATGCGAAAAAACATCCGGACAGTCAATTAAAGTTGATTGCTAAAAGCATTAAAGAATTTGGTTGGCAACAACCGATAGTTGTTGATAAAAATAACGTTATTATAATCGGACACGGACGTTGGTTTGCTTATGAGAAGTTTGGAAAATTATTGAAATTACCTAAACCTGAAATAAAACAAGCTAATAATTTAACAAATCAACAAGTTAAGGCATTGAGGTTAGCTGATAATAAATTGAATGAGAGCGAATGGGATATAAAATTAGCGATTGAAGATCTTAAAGATTTAGATATTTCATTATTTGAATTAACAGGATTTGATAAAGACGAATTGATGTTGAATAGTGTTGAGAATACTGAAGTAGATATGGAAAGAATGTTGGTTATTACAGTTGAAGCACCAGAGTCGCCAAAACTAAAAGAAAGAATGGCTTTTTATTGCGACTCGATTGAAAAATATAAGAAGATACAAAAGATATTAAAGAAAAATAAAACAGAGTTAGATACAGATAAATTATTGGAGAAAATATGTTAAGATATTTTAGTTTATTTAGCGGTATTGGTGGATTAGATTTCGGTCTAAGGAAATTAGCAACTTGTGTTGGATTTTCTGAAATTAAAAATACATCGATACAGATATTTAAGAAACATTGTAAGGCAGAAAATTATGATGATATTTCTAAGATAGATTATAAGTTATTGCCGGACTTTGATATTTTACTTGGTGGATTTCCTTGTCAATCATTTAGTTTAGCTGGATTAAGAAAAGGATTTGAAGATGAAAGAGGTAAAATGATATTTAGGATATATGATATATTGAAAGAGAAGAAACCAAAGTATTTTGTTCTTGAAAATGTTAAAGGATTATTAAACCACGATCAAGGAAAAACATTTTTGAATGTGATGAAATTATTAACCTATGCTGAATATAATGTAAGAGTAGTTTTATTAAACTCATTATATTATGGATCTGCGCAAAGCAGAGAAAGATTATTTTTCTTAGGGAGTAAAGATGATTTTGAAATTAATGAGCCAATTATTGTTGATGATAAAAAAAGGTTTCGTGATATTAGAGATGATGATGATAGTAAATATAGGTTAATAAATAAAACAGATCGTAATATATTAAAGATTAACCAGAAGCATATTAGAAACTTTGAATTGATAGGAGGTTATGATCGAGTAGGAACATTGACTACTCAATATGGTTGCGGAGAAAAAGTAGTGCCTTATAAAGATTGGTATAGATATTTAACAGTTTTAGAATGCGAAAGATTACAAGGATTTCCTGATGATTGGACTAAAGGGATAAGTGATAATGCTCGTTATTGGGTCTTAGGAAATGCTGTTAATTGTGATGTTAGTAAGTATTTATTTAATAATTATTTGAAAAGTTTATGGTGGTAATAATATGAATGACAAAATGACTCCATTAGAATTAGCAAAAGATTTAATTTTCAATGATGTAATAAAGGGATCAACGATTAAGGATATTAAATCGGGTCAGCAAGGATCTTGTGGTCCGGGATACGACGCTCAAATTGGTGGTTGGATTTGGACTGAAGATAGGAGAGGTCAAAAGACAAGCGATAAGAGAATGTCAACAGATAATATATTGGTTAGAAAAGCAAGTGGAAAACTTATCAATAAGATATTCTCATTAAGAGAGATTTATAATTTAGTTAAAAAAGAATTATGACTGAAACATCAACAATTATATTAAAAGGAATAGTATCAATTTCAGGTTGGCTATTTGGTATTTGGTTTTTTATAGAAAATAGCGCTGTATTTGTAATTTTCTTAGCTTGGGTTGGTTGGAGCTTTATCTGGTTTGGATCTATTTGTTTATTAGAAAAAGATAATGAAAGGAATAATGATTAAAGAAACCGAACAAGATATCCAAAAAGCTATTTCAGATTATTTAGAGTATTCAGGATTTTTAGTTGTTAAAATAAACAACGTTGGTATAATGAAACTAAACGGACAGTATATACCTCCACGTCAAAAAGGAATATCAGATTTGATTTGTTGCAAGGGTGGTAAGTTCTACGCTTTTGAAGTTAAGACAAGCAAGGGTAAGATTAGTGATCATCAGCAAGAGTTTTTAGATAGCGTTTTAAGAGTTGGCGGGATTGGTATTGTAGTAAGAAGTATTGATGATGTAAAAAAAATAATTAAACAAAAATTATGAAAAACTTTAGAAAACATTTTTATTGGAGCGAGTCAAGGAACTCTATATCTATTGAGGTAGGATATTTTCCTATGATTAAATTAGGGATTGATTTTGGTGAGGATATCACAATTACTATTGGTTGTTTTATCCAATTTTATTTTTCTCTTGATGTTCCCAAATTAGATCGTTGGCTATATAAGTATAAGATACACGACAGAGCATTAGAGATTTATCTTTACACTAACGATTTTTCAATTCATCTTAACTTAATGTCGGATACTATGGGTTGGAAAAAAGGAGATTGGAAATGGTCTTTATACGTTATTGATAAATTGAGGGGTAAGTATGAAGTATCTAAAAAAGTTATTGAGGAAAGAGATATATCTATTCCAATGCCTGAAAAGAATTATCCTGCTCACGCTATTTTAGCTGATTGGACTTGGACATATCCTCGTTGGTTTTCTAAAACCATTAGGAGATGTGAGATAAAAATACCAGGAGGATTACCTCACGAGGGTAAGGGAGAAAATAGTTATGATTGTGGCCAAGACGCTACTTTTAGTATTGCCACAAAAGCTAAAACAATTCCTGAGGGAGTCGGACAGCTTGTCGGTAGTGTATTAAAAGATAGGGTTAAGTATGGTGGTTGGGGAGATTATAATTGGACTAAGTTAAAAACAAATATATGATCAGCGAAAAACAATTACAAATTAGAGATAGAAGATTATCAATGGGATTTAACAATCCTAAAAAGGACGCTTGGGCTAAGAGAAGAAGATCAATAAATTATATTCCTACTCCGGTTAAGGAAACTGATATGTTAGAAGATATATTAAAAGGTAATGATGACTTAAAAATTACTAAAGTTGGTCCAGGACTATTTCAAAGGTTATGGTCCTGGATTAAAAAATTATGTCATATAAATTAAAACAGATAGTAAAATCAGAAATAAGAAAACTTAGGAATAAGGCATATCAAAAACGTAGAGAGGCCGATAAGTTTGATAAAGAAGCTGATGAGTTAGAGAAACAAATTAAAGATGACAAAAACTAAATTACAACAAGCCATTGAGAAAGCTAAGAGGAAACCGATTAAGAAACCGGCTAAGGTTAATATAGCTAAGATAATGGATAGCGCTAAGAAAAAAGTAGATAAGCATAATGCTAAGAATAAAATTACTGGAATTACATTGAAAAAGCAGTTGCCTGATAAACAGGATAAAGCAGGTAGAGATAAAGACGGAAAGTTCAAGTCAGGTTATTCAGGAAATCCTAAGGGTAGAGAGAAAGGTTTATCTATTACTGAAATGATTAGAAAAGAATTGATAAAAGATCGAAAGGTTAAAGGCAAAACTAAAAAATCTCAATATGCCGTTATGTTAGTAACCAGGATATTAGAGAAAGCTATTCAACAGGGAGATCAAAAAATGATTGAGAAGATATGGGCTTACATTGACGGGACGCCAACTCAAATGGTTGACGCTAAGGTTACTGGAGATTTGTCATTAAGAGAATTATGTCAAAAAGCTAAGGACGAATAATTAAATGATAACAACTGAAGATGTAAAATTATATCGGAAGTTTCAACGATCGCCTATATTCTTTATAAAGACAATGTGGGGATTAGTCCCTCAGCCATTAAAAGAGGATTATAAAGATATAGCAAAGTCAGTTCCGTTAAAAGATTATAAAGCTCATTGGTTTAAGCCATTTATTAAGGGAAAACATATTACTTGGCAACAATGGGTTATTCTACTTGCAGTTGAAAAAGGATTAAGAGGTGAGTCCTCAAAAAGAATAACAGTTAAGTCAGGACACGGAATAGGAAAAGATACAACTTTATCTTGGGCGATCCTATGGTTTTTATTTTGTTTTGAGGACGCTCAAGTTCCTTGCACAGCTCCAAGCCGAGAACAGCTTCACGATATTCTATGGAAAGAATGTAAGATATGGTTAGATCGTATGCCAGAACGAGCTTCTAAACTTTATGAGTGGAGGTATGGTTATATTAGAATGAAAGAAGCACCGGAAACTTGGTTTGCTCGAGCAAGGACAGCTAAGAAAGAAGCACCGGAAGCATTGTCAGGAGTTCACGGAGATCACGTTCTATTTGGAATTGATGAGGGATCAGGAGTTCACGACGAAATCTTTAACACGGCTGAGGGAGCATTAACTGGACCAAACGTTTTGATCTTAATGATCTCAAACCCTACTCGATTGATTGGTTACTTCTATGACTCTCATCACGCTGACGCTCATAACTGGCAAAACCTTAGTTTCGATAGTGAGGAAAGTCCGATTGTTGACTGGGACTACGTTGATAGGATAGAGGAGAAGCACGGCAGAGGTAGCGACGAATGGAGGAAAAGAGTATCAGGACAATTTCCTAAAGAGGACTCGGTTGATGATCAGGGTTATGTTCCTCTTTTAACTAAAGCTGATATTAAAGAAGTTGAGGACGCTGATTTTATAGGAGAAAGAAAAATGGGAATAGATCCGGCCGGAGCAGGTAGAGATAAAACAGAATGGCTTATTAGAGATAGCTTCAAAGCAAAATCAGTTTTGACAGAAAAGAAATCAACGCCAAAGACAATAGCTCAAAAGACATTAACTTTAATGACTCATCATTATGTTGATCCTGGCGCTGTTTGGATAGATAACTTTGGAGAGGGAGCGAACGTAGCAGTTGAGATAGCATTGGCTCAACCAAAATACAAAACTAATCCGGTTAGCTTTGGAGATAGAAATTGTGATGTTACTTTTCTTAACAAGAGAGCTGAGATGTATTGGAGGATTAAAGATTGGTTTAGAACTGGAGGAGCAATAGTTAAAGACGTTGAATTAAAAAAACAATTATTATCAATTAGATATCGGGAAGAATTATCAGGCAAGATAAAAATTATGAGTAAAAGAGAAATGAAAAAGTTAAGTATTTCTTCTCCGGATATAGCTGACGCATTGGCATTGACATTTTTTGAAGATGAGGTCGATAATGAAACTCCTGATTACTCTCAACCAAAGAGGGGGGATAAACTAAGAATGGCCATTAGAAAAACAAGGCCAACAAGTAAGGATACAAACTTATGAATGAATACAAGTTTATTTATTATTGTCCGAGATGTAGAAATATATTATTTAAGTCCAATCAACATTTATCGGACGGAGAGATTAAATGTTCTAAGTGCCAAGAATTAGATAAGGAGGAGAACGCTCAACCAATTCAGTTTAGTAATTTATATATTAAAGTTATCCACATTGACAAAGACAAGATAAAAGGTTTAGAATAATAGTATAGCTTCGGCTATCGAGTGGAGATTACGATCAAGCGCTTGGGATTACGATCTAAATGCTTTTCAGTATTTTATTATTGGAAAGTTTAGGTCGTTTTTTAATTATATGGAAGAATTAAACACAAATACAATTAGTTCAGATCTACCGGCAGTAACAGATCCTCTTGTTCTGAAACTTAGAGAGGAAAGAAAGGTAGCTATTCAATATCAATCTCGTAGGCACGAAACCTGGCGAGAGATTTATGAATTATATAGGGATATAGTTGAAACTAATGAATTGACTCAAAGACAAGAGGTTAATGTTCCTATAATGAAAGAAACTAAAAAGACATTATTGTCAAGGATTGATGATCCTCCAATGATTGAGTTTGATTGTTTAGAGTCAGGTCAAAAAGGACGGGAGAAAGAAATTAATCTCAACGAGTCCTGGAATGATGATTATGATAATTGTAATTTTGAGGGAGTTGATATTATAGAAAAAGGAAATGTTTTATTATACGGCCGGGCTTGGAAAAAGTTAAATGTTATTAACGGATCATTCAAAACAGAAGCACTTGATAATTTAGATATTGTTTCAGATCCAAAGATGAAACCTCTTGATGTAGAAACAGCGAGATTTTTAATCCATTTACATATTGAAAAAACATTAAAGACAATCTTAGCTGATCCTACTTATTTAGAAAAAGGTAAAGACGAATTAAAAAGTTTATTATTTGGAGAGGGAGATGATCCTACTGGTAGAGGAGCATTATTAAAATCTGACGGGGAAGATCAAACACAAGAAGCTAAGGAAGATATTTTGAAATCTTTAGGAATTAATAACTATGATGATTTTGTGGCTTCAGATGTTATGGTCCAACTGGCTGAGCATTTTACTATGATATGGGACGAAGTATCTAAGAAGTGGGTTAGATATGTTGTCACTATGGCAAACAATTCAGTTGTTCTAAGAAAGAGGCCATTGAAAGAAGCAATCGGTGTTGAGTTCTGGCCATTTACTACTTGGGCTGATGACGTTGACTCTAAGGATACCTGGACCGACGGAATGGGA